CGACACTATTGTCCGAATGTTTTGAAGGGGGATGACTCCCCACTTCTTTGTGCCAGGGTTTCTTAGTCCTGAATCCTTTCATACTCTCCAGTCATGACATCAAGGTAGCACTTGTTAGTCCAACCATCAGCAAGTACTTCGTCTTTAGTCATTGAGTTGTAGTAATCATCTAAGGCGATGTAGTGAACTTTATAAGATGCCTGCTCTTTGATGATGTTTTGATCTAAGATAGGGTTACCCTCTTCATCTCTCTGGTATCTAGATGCTATGGTTACCATTCTCATACCACTTTTACATTCAACTTCATCTGTGATGGCTTTACGATTAGGTAATACATACCCCCAGTTACCATCTTTCCACATCTTAAGGTTTACTACTTTTACTGTATCTTTATTGTTTGACATGTTTTCTCCTTTTTATGTCTAATTGATAATTAACTCAATTCGGAAACTCGTTTCCAAACCAAAGGGGGTACATTTCAATTCTTTGGTCCATATCAAAATGCTTCAATTTTTGAAAGTTGGGTTGTTAAGACGCACGGGTAGTGCTATAATAAAGGGTAGAAGTGTCCAAGTTCTTTGCCTGTTGCTTATTTTTTTAAAAAAAACCTTGAGAATCGCAAGAATTGATGTAGATCTTGCGCTCAAGGACGCGCTCAAGCTAAGGGTTTTAAGCCCAAAAGTCAAGGATTATCTTTTTTCAACACTTGTATGATTTTTATTTTTAAGTTCCTTTATGAAAAAATACTCCTTAACGATCATTTACGATGAAGAGAACGAGGAAATCGACTCTATAAAACAAAAAATCGTAGACCTAGATCCCAAAACCGCTCAAAAAGAAATATCCGTATCCATGAACACTCAATTTGTCGAGAATCTTCCCAAGTTGGAACAAAAGGTTGTCAATGTGTTGTTCAGTGCTGCAGATATAGCTGGCGGTTTAATGGGAGATGCGTGAATACGTTGTTAAGGGAGTCAAGAATTACGTTTACGAATATGTAGATGAAATACCAGTAGGATTACCTATTAGCTCTGACTGGCGAAGTTCAGGAATCGGAGAATGGGTAACTGCTGATGACGGATGTGTCATACAGATATTACGAGCAGGTGAAATGCTTCATCGCAAGAAACCTGTGCGTTATGTCGGCACTTGTACAGGAACATTTATTTGTTCTGCCAATACTAAGATGGATACCGATAAGAGAAAAAATATTTACTCTTTCGGTGGAAGTCGCAACCATCTCGATTCGGTTAAGGAACGAAAGAACCTTACCGCTCAGGAAGCTTTGTTTGCAAAATACTTAGCCAATGGGTTATCTCCACAAGATGCGTATTTAAAGTCGTTTAACTCGTCCAATCGGAAATACGCAAAAGTAAAGAGTGGTATTTTAATTAAACAGGAGAGAATCGTATCCGCAGTGAAAGAAGAACTCGACAAGGTACTCAAAGAAGAAGGCATTGACCTAAACTATCTTATTAAGGGAGTAAAGGCTGAAGCCGATAGTGCAGATCGCACCGTTGATCGCTTAAAAGCATTTTCAATGTTGTGGGATGCCGCTGAGGTAGTGCCAAAAAACAAAGTAACGCAACTCACAGGCGCAGTATTTCAAGGATTTGATACTGAACAATTAGAATCTGCTAAAAGACCAGAAATAAAAGCAATTGACGACTAGGTCGTCTTAAAAAATTTTTGTCGCAAAGCGACATCCGAGGAAGGCTATGGACTTTTTAGCTATATATGGCGAAGCAGGGATGATAGGCGTAGTAGGAGCTATGTTTGTTTATCTTGTTATTTCTTTATCCAACAAATCAGCCAAACAACAGGAAACCCTGGAAAGTTTAAAAGTAGAAAACAAGGGTCAATCCGAGACATTGGAAAACATGGAAGGGATGATTATCAAACTTATTAACAGGTGGAATCAGTCGGATGACAAACTGGACCGCAAATTTGACGCATTGACCAAAGAAATCAATGATTTGGACAATCAAGTGTCTCGAATTGATGGAAGTTTGAGTCGAATCAATGGCAAACACTAATGGGAAACCAGATACCGCAAGAAGTTATCGGACTACTATTCTTGATGATAATGCCATTGTCTCTATTAACCTTAAGTGGTTGGGTCAAATATGCGTTCTTATTGGAATGTTGGTGTATGGTTATTGGCAAATTGAAACACGCATACGAAAACTGGAAGACAAAATGGTGGATGCGAATGAACAAATTGGGAGCCTACTTGATAAGCATATCGTGGAAGAAAGGATTGAAAGGCAAGAATTGGCAGAAAAAGTAAAGTTTTATGAAAAAGAATTCAATATCAACCCTTTAAGTTGGAAAAAGAAGAAAAAGAAATGAACAACTTTGAAAAAGCAATACAAAGTGTAATTACAATGATTATGGGAAAAAAAGATGGTTCTCGTTTAATTGACTTAAAAAAAAGTTCTGTTAAAGTAAAACGTCGTGGCAAACATAAATAAAAAAAACGTATCCAAAGCTGAAGAAGCGTATATGCTTGCAAAAAATGATATGCTTTCTTTTGGCAAATTATTTCTTCCCGATGATTTTATGCGTTCTGAGACTCCGTGGTTTCATTATGAAATAGCTGACGACATTATGAATCACGACAAAAAACAGTTGGCGATTATTATGCCACGGGGTCATGGGAAGACGGTACTTACTAAATGTGATTTGTTATGGTCGTTTTGTTTTGCAAGTAAAGATGATCCCTTGTTTTATGGTTGGGTATCTGCTACACAAAAGTTAGCGTCAGGTAATATGGATTATGTAAAAACGCATTTGGAATTCAATGAAAAGATTAAATATTACTTTGGAGATATGAAGGGTCGTAAATGGACAGAAGAAGATATAGAACTTTCCAATGGATGTAAGCTTCTCTCGAAATCGAACGTATCGGGAATTCGTGGAGGAGCAAAGTTACATAAACGATACGATTTAATAATATTGGATGACTTTGAAGATGAGAATAATACGCTTACTCCAGAGGCTAGAAGCAAAAATGGAAACCTTATCACTGCGGTTGTTTATCCTGCTTTGGAGCCTCATACTGGTCGGCTCCGCATTAATGGTACTCCTGTCCACTATGACAGCTTTATTAATAACCTTATAACCAATAGTGAACAAGCCAAAAAAGAAGGCAAAAAAGACTTTGCATGGGATGTAAAACTATACAAAGCAATTGATGATAAAGGGAATTCTTTATGGGATAGTTGGTTTCCTAAGAAAAAGCTCGAAGAAAAAAAGAAATTCTATCGAGATAGTGGTATGCCTCACAAATTTTATCAAGAATATATGATGCAGGTGCAAAGTGAAGAAGATTCTATCTTTAATTCACGACATATTAAATATTGGGAAGGGCATTATGAATGGAATGAAGATCATCAGCTAGGATACATATGGCATGACGATCAATTAAAGCCTGTACAAACATTTGTAGGGGTAGATCCTGCTACGGATGTCAATAGACGAGGTGCAGATTACAGTGTGTTAATGGTAATAGCAGTCGATATGAACAATTCAATTTATGTTCTTGATTATATACGACAACGAGATTTAACCGTTATGTCTATTGTGGGTGAAGATAAAGCGGGTATTGTAGACTACATGTTTGAGTTAGGGCATAAATATCATCCTTTACTTCAAGTCGTAGAAGATACTACTATGTCTCGACCTATTTTTCAAGCACTTCGTAGCGAATCCATGAGAAGAAACGATTTTAGTGTCAAATGGAAAGAAGAAAAACCTGGTACTAGAATGAGCAAGCGAGATCGTATTCAAGAAGTACTTCAACAAAGGTTTGCTATAGGTCAAATATTTATGAAAAAAAATCATTACGATTTACATCATGAAATAGTTACATTTGGGAACCGCATGGCGCATGATGACACCATAGATGCTCTTGCCTATGCGTGTAAATACGCAACCCCTCCTCGAAGTCTCGTCAAAGAAAACGGAGTTTTCCGTAAGCAATCTAGAATCCGTCCGAAAAACTGGGTATTAGCTTAATGGCTAAAAAAGAGGACAAAAAAGCAAATAGAGTACGAAAACTATTTAATGCTATAAACGATTCTCGCAGACAAGATTGGGAAGTTATCAACCAAGAAGGTCATGATTTTTATCTTGATAACCAAATTTCGGAAGAAGATGTAGAAGCATTGCGTGAACAGGGTATGCCTACCTTTACCGTCAATCGAATTATCCCTGTTGTAGAAATGTTAAATTATTATGCTACTTCCAATACTCCTCGTTGGCAGGCAGTAGGAACCGAAGCATCGGATAGTGATGTTGCCGCAGTGTTTTCAGATGTTGCTGATTATATTTGGAATCAATCAGAATGTCAAACCTTGTATTCTAATGTAATTAACGATGCTATTACCAAATCATTAGGGTTTCTTCAAGTATGCGTAGATCCCAATATGGACAATGGTATGGGAGAAGTCGTTATTCAGCAACCTGATCCTTTTGATGTGTATATTGATCCCAAATCACGGGACCCATTGTTTCGAGATGCATCGCATATTATTATTCGCAAAGTACTTCCCAAAGCACAATTAATTAAACTATATCCTGAGTATAAAGCAAAAATTATTAAATCCTCTTCCACACAAGCTACCGACTATAATTATACTGATAAACCAGAATTTTCTTCTGATTTTCAATATAAAGAGATTACTGCAGGATACGATGAAGACGGAAAAGACAGTCCAATGGTTGAATATTTTGAAGTGTATGAACGATCCAAAAAGAAATGGTGCAATGTATTCTATCAAAAAGTACCAAGCCCTCAAGAAGTAGAACAGGTTAAAAAACAAGTCGATACCCAAATTGCAGAAGCTAGTGCAGAAATGCAGGTTCAATTACAAGAACTTCAACAAAAATTACAACAAGGCGTTCAAAGTGGAGAAATCCTACCTGAACGTATGGAATTAGAACTGCAAAAAGCAGTAAAAGAAAACGAAGCACAACTCGCTCTTCTTAGTCAACAAATGATGGCTGAGGCTCAAAAAGAAATGTCTGTAATTGAAAACAAGGTTATTACTGCAGAAGAATACAATGCACTCAAAAAAGATGAAGAATTCTCTCAAATGATTGTAGATCATGTATTCTTTTACAAAACAGAAATTTCGCTACTAAAAGTCGCAGGGGACGTAACTCTATCTGAAGACATTCTTCCTACAGAACATTACCCCTTAGTACCCTTTATGTATAAATGGACAGGAACTCCTTTTGCCATGAGCGCAGTTGCACCTTTGGTTGGTAAACAACAAGAAATCAACAAAGCCCATCAGCTTATGATACACAACGCCTCATTAGGAAGTTCTTTACGTTGGATGTATCAAGAAGGGTCTATCGATACTGCCTATTGGGAGAAGTTTGCAACCGCCCCTGGCGCATTGTTGCCTGTAAATCAAGGATTTGAAAGTCCAAAAGAAGTTATGCCTGCTCAATTGTCATCTGCATTTTATAACATTGTGCAACAAGGCAAAACCGATATGGAATATTTGGCAGGAATTTATGGTACTTCAATGGGAAGTCCTGATAGCCAAAACGAAACGTATCGAGGTATGTTGGCTTTGGATGAGTATGGCACTCGTAGAGTAAAGCAATGGTTAAAGAGCAGTATAGAGCCTTCACTTAAACAATTAGGTCAAGTAGTAAAAGATTTTAGTCAAGGTGTGTACAAAGCACATAAAGTAATGCGAATTGTACAACCGAATAATATTGAAAATATGAAAGAAGTAGAAATCAATGTACCAATTTATAACGATTATGGTCAAGCTATTGGAAAATGGAATGATTATGAAACAGCCAAATTTGATGTTCGTATCGTTGCAGGTTCTACTTTACCTGTCAACCGATGGGCATATTTAGCAGAAATGAAAGAATTAATGAAGTTAGGTATTGTAGATGATATTGCAGTACTAGCTGAAACCGATATCCGTAACAAAGAAAAGATTGTACAACGAAAGAGTCTGTACTCACAATTACAATCTCAATTGAGTCAATTGCAAGAACAGGTTAAAGATAGAGATGGAACTATCGAAACCTTGTCTAGGCAGTTGGTCCAAGCGGGTATCAAATCAAAAATTATGCAAGGAGAAGTTGAGGTTAAAAAAGCAGTCAATGATCGTAAAATGTCCGAAGGACGTTCTGCAGATCGAGTCAAAGCTGAATCTGATTTACAACGTTCTTTATTGCGAAAGAATTCACAAGAACAACCTATGGAGGTTAATTAATGAGTGAAGAACAACAAGCAGTAACCCAAGACGCAGTTGAAGATGCGGTACTTGGCTCTGCTACAGGTTTCTTTGACGACCTTGATCGAGAAGTAAACGGTGCGATTCAAGACGACCAAGAACCTCAAGAAAATCAACAAGCAACAGAAGAACCTAAACAGGAAAACCCTCTTTTTACTGATATAGAAGAGGCTCCTCAAAAGGATGAAACTGATTGGAAGAAGCGTTATTCCGATTCCTCACGTGAGGCTCAAAAATTAAAACAGGAGCTAGACGAATTTGGTCGCTTTAAGCCGTACATCGAAGCCCTTCAAAATGATGAAGGATTAGTTAATACAATAAGGGATTATGTTCAAAATGGACAAAAACCGAAGGAACTGAAAGAAGAGTTATCTCTTCCTGAAGACTTTGTTTTTGATATTGATGAAGCAATCTCAAATCCAAGTAGCGATAGTTCAAAGGTCTTTTCTACCATGATTGATCGTGCGGTAAGTAGCAGAGTAGATAGCAGATTATCTGCTGAAAAACAAGCTACCCAACAATCGATGCAAAAGGCAGAGCGTGATAAACAGGCAGAAGCATTCAAGCAAAAGTCTGGAATAAGCGATGCTGACTTTAATGACATGATGGATTGGGCAAATAAACATCAAATAGGATTTGAGGATATTTATCTTCTTAAAAACAAAGACTTGTACATGTCGAATGTAGCTAATAGCACAAAAGATGATATGCTTAAACAAATGAAAGCGGTTCGTAGTATTCCTACGACTGCAAGTAATACCAATTCACAGGCAAAAACTGTGGATGCAAATGATCAAGTGTTTGATACTATACTAGGACTGGACAATCAGGTAGATAATTTGTTTAGTTAATTCGGTGCGTTTGTTTTGACATAACTAAAATCAAAACAAGGAGAAAACAATGGCAGACAATCCATTATTTCTAAGTACAAGCAATGTAGCTCCTTCGGCTAAAGGTTCTTCTCCCGACACTTTAGGGTCAGGAATTGGTGATCTTAGAAGAAGATATGCGTTTGGTAATCGTGTATCGGAGTTAGCAATTGACCAAACACCATTTTTCAGATTTTTATCGATGGCTTCCAAAAAGCCTACCGATGATCCTGAATTCAAATCATTAGAAGAACGTTCCAGTTGGCATAAAAGATATGCTTACGTTATGGCTCATGATGCAGACAAAACAAGTGGATCCGCATCTACTACCAATGGCGATTATGTTGGAACACAGTTAGCAGAAGCTAAATTTGCTCAAGACGCAATTTTTGGATTGAAATTAAGTTCTGATTTTCTTTCAGAAGGTAATGTTCAAAGCGTATTAGGTCAAACTGCTACTGCAATTGACGCATCTGGTACAAAACCAGCCTGGCTTTTGGCAGGTCAATTGTTAAAAATACCTGTTTACATAGCAACAACTGCTACTGACAGTACCAAAATCAGCGATGATTATATTATTGTTAAAGTACAATCTGCTCCTGTAGATATTGGTAGCACCAATGCAGTGGGTGTTGTTGTAAAAGTAATCAAGGGTGTAGCAGGCGCAGGAGATACTGTTCCCGCTTTTGCAGGGCAAGTGTATGCAAGTAGTGCATGGTCTTTAACTGCAAGTGCCTCCGAAGCCAATAAAGTCTATGCAAATGGTTCTGCTCATGCGGAAGGAAGTACGTTTCCTGATTCATGGAAAGATCAGCCATATAAGGATGTATTTGGATTAACTCAAATTTTCAAAACAACTTGTCAGATGACAAACACTGCAAGAGCGACTCAATTAAAGATCGTTCCTGATGAGTGGGCAAGGATTTGGAAACAGAAGTTAATCGAGCATAAATACGATATGGAACAGGCGTTTCTTTTTAATCGTAAGCATGTAGATGGTAACACTCGTTATACGCAAGGTATCATTGATTACATTTTGCAGTCTGGTAACATCTTTAGCATGTCTCTTGCAACAAAATCACAGGATTCATTTCTTGATGATATGAGCAACTTCTTAGACCCAAGATACAACAACGGTAATGCTACTGTCTTTTTTGCAAGTACAGAAGTATACAATTGGTTGCATAAGCTAAGTGGTTACTTTGCTAACAATGTTGGTATGGTAAAAGCAGGAGTTACTGAACCTCATGCTTCTTCTCTTGGTAGAGCAGATATGGCGATTACAGGCAAAAAGAAGATGTTTGGACTTAGCATCACTACTATTTCAACTCCATATGGAGATATGAATGTAACTCGTAACATCCATTTGGATGGAGCTGCAAGTGGTGCCAAAATGGTTGCAGTAAACATGAAGCATGTCGCTTATCGTCCATTGGTCGGTAACGGTGTGAATCGTGACACTTCCATTTACGTTGGTGTTCAAAGTCTAGAAAACACGGGTGTGGATAGACGCATTGACTTAATTCAAACTGAAGCTGGTTTGGAATGTCTAATGCCTGAAGCACACGCAGTCTGGAAATAGAGTAAATAACATGTTTTTCGGGGGCGTTTTTCCTTCCATATGCGCACACAGCACGGACTTCCCAAGTTGCGTCCCCGAAAAGCGATTGAGGTATTATGGCAAATTTTGATGCACAGATTCAAGCGTTAGCAGGTACCATACCTGTAACTGCCAATGCATTGCAATGGTTCAATGATGGCATGAAGGATGTAGTTAATCGTTATATGATTATTAATCCTAAAATGTTAGCTATGCTATCTGCTGAACAAACTCCTATCACAGATAGTGGAGGTTCTAATGTAATAGATAGCACTTTAATTGTTTCTGTTCGTAGAGGTGAAAAAATTGCAACAGAAATATCTCCTTTTGATCGTTTTGATGCAAAATCTACAACTTCGTTAAAACGAGCAACCAATGATCATCCTAAATATTATGTTTTAAATGGTTACTTGTTTATTTTGCCTAATCCAGAAAACACTTCTGGAAATAAAGGATATGTCGATGTTGTTACATACCCTTCAAATTTTAATAGTTTAAGTACTAATGAAATTTCAGGGTTTCCAAAAGAATGGTTTCGTTTACCTGTATTGTACGCTTCTATTAAAGTATTACATGAACGTATGGTAGCGTATTCTGCCGAACTTCCAAGCGATATTGTACTGCCTTCAGTTCCTGTATCGCCTTCTTTGTCTTTAACTTTAACAGAAACGTTTAGTACTCTTTCGTTTCCATCTTCATTAGTATTGCCATCATTTGTTGGAGTGCCTGAACCTTCGTTTCCCGATTTAGATTTGTCTACTATAACTGCTCCTGCAAGTTTAGAGATTCCTGTTTTTGTAGCAAATAAAGTTACTATGCCATCAACTCCTCCAGCGTATTCGTCAGTTAGTTTTACGCCCCCTGTTATGGAACCGTTAGATTTTACCAAACTTACATTTTATATCGAAACTGAAGAAGATCCAGAGCTTGCTACATCTCAAATACAAAAGATTAATGCTAAAGTACAAAAATTTCAAACCGAAGCTAATGCTTCGTTACAAGAATATCAGTCTAATATGCAAAATCAGTTAAATATTTTTAACGATGCCAATGCAGAATATCAAGCTGAAATGCAAAAAGCAATTCAAGATGCTCAATCTTCCAATCAAAAAGATGTGCAAGAGTATAGTTCTAAAATTCAAAAACAAGCACAAGATGTAAGTATATATCAAGCAAATATTAATAAAGCAGTTCAAGAATACACTATCGAAGAAGTGCAGATTAAATTGGCAAAATATCAAATGCAAATAGGCAATGCTATCAATGAATATCAAGCAAAAATAGGTTCTGCACTTCAAGAGCATTCTGCGTTGGTAGCAAAAGAAAGTGCTAAAACACAAGCAGAAGTAAATCGAATAGCATCGGAAGTGCAAAAACGTAGTCAAATAGCATCGGTAGAAATACAGGATTATTCTGCCAAATTAAATGCATATCAAGCAGAAACAGGTTCTTTAATGCAACAGTTTAATGCTCATTTGCAAAAAACAAATACAGAATATCAATGGATGGCAGGTCAATTAGGATATTTAATGCAGGAATATGAAAAAGGATTTGTTCCTATTCAACCTCCACAACCAAAAGAGGAAAATTAATTTATGGCAACAACACGAATGAGAGTTAATAGCAATGCAACTGTTTTTCATAGAGTTGCAGGTGCAAACGATATGCAACAACATGATATTGGTACATCAGATAGTGCAGTATCAGGATTAGGTGGTTCAGCAGATTTTCAAATTGATAGTGATGAAAACACAACCTATTCCACTGCTCATAAACAACAAGGAGCAGGCAGTGAAGCAGCAATTGGTAGCGGGGCGATTAATCAATTTATTCATATTAAACATACAGGGTTTCAAGAAGCATCAAAAACCAATACTACTACTTCAAATTTAACCGTAGGAATCGGAGGAACATTTGCAAGTGCAGGAGGGTTTACGTTGGCTTCAGGCGAAGCTATAACCTTGCATGGTTTAGGAGGAGGTTCAGATAATTTAAGTGAAATTCAATTGAATTCTGCTAGTGGCAATATTTATGTAGAGGTGGTGTATTTATAATGACAGTTAAAGAATTAATGGAACGGGTCCCAACTTTGAATGAAGGATATGCACTTGCGTATATCAACGATGCAGTAAAAGAATTGTCTACTATGATTGATGACAATATCAGTTTTACTACTGCAACGATTACTAAAGATCAACGGTTTTACGATCCGCCTGGAACTATGTTAAAATTAAAATCCGTGTATATCCTGGATAAAGATGTAGAACCAAATCAATATCGTAGAATTCCAAGAACACATGATATTAGCACACAGGATGATGACTAATGACAAATAATTGGGCATATTATATCTCAGGACGCAAACTTGCAATTGTAAAACAAGATAATACTACATTGGAATACAAAAGTCCTGATGAAACTGTTACCAATGGGTACAAAATTGAAATGGTTACTGCACCTACTGGGGTAGATAGTGCAGATGATAATATTAATGTTAATGAAGAACTCGCTTTAGCAGTCGTAGAATATGTAAAGTCGAAATTTGCCGAAAATCAAGCGCAATACGATCAGGCAGAGTATCACATGAAAAAGTTTAAAAACCGTGTTTATCGGTACAAAAATAAACAAGTAGGGGGTGCTAGAATGGTTATGACTAGTAAACCCTTTGCAATTAAATAATGCTTTCGTAGCGGTGGGGGTGGACAATCATAGGAAATAGGTATGAGTATCAATAAGTATACAACTCAAGAGGTTTTAAATAAAGTATATACCGATGAATCGGATAATACGATTAGTTTACAGGCACAAACAGCCAAAGAAACTTTAAATGCGGTATTAAGCAGTGGAGAAAACAGTTTAAATGTATCTCTTGCAGGTAGCAATACGATTACAGGTGACGTAACTATTTCAGGTGATTTAACTGTTAATGGAACTAGTGGTAATGCTTACGATGAAATTGTTAATGGAGACCTTCATGTAAAATCAGATAGTGGCAATTCTACAGATGCGTTTTTAGTAGAAAAAAATGATGGTACAGATGTATTTATAGTAGATACCACAAATGCTAGGGTAGGGGTAGGCTTGTCTCCTAGCTATGCTTTAGATATTAAAACTCCTACATCAGATGCAGAGGGGCTTGCAATTACTGGAAGCAATAACACAACAGCATTTACTCATGGAGTTACAGGAGATAATTATTATTTTAAAGATAAAAGAGCAAATGCTACTCGTATGCTTTTGGAGTATAATGGCAATTTTACTTTTTATGGGAAAGTGGAAGTTACTGGATATGGTTTAACATTAGTAAGGTCTGCTCCTGTAATAGAATTTAATGATACAGATGAATCTGGTACTGACGATGGTGGGGGTAAGTTTAAAATTTCAAGTGATAATGATAGACTTAGTTTTTTTGGAAGGTCAGATAATGATGCTACATGGGATGAAAGAGTTTATTTAACAAGGGCTGGTGCTTTAAGCTTAGATAAAAAATTAACATTTAGTGGTACTACTACTCAATCTACAGCATCTATAAACTTAAATTCTAATAACTATTTATATATAACTGGTGGTACATCAGGATTAGCTTTAACCGCTGAAGGTGGTGCTGATAAAATTCAGATAGAAGATGGTGGTGGAAGTGGTCGCATACTTTTTGAATGCACAAGTACTCAAGTAGCTAAATTTGACACAAACTCCAGAATCTCATTAAGTAATAATGATAGTGGCACATCAAATACAGTTTTTGGATACGAAGCAGGTAAACTTATTGGAGCTGGAGATAACTACAATGTATTTATAGGTCATCAAGTTGCAGATGCAGATATGACAGATGCAATTCAAAATGTAGGAGTAGGATACCAAGCACTTACATCCCTAACAACAGGAGTCTCAAACACAGCAATAGGCTCTGGTTCGCTATATAATCTTAATACAGGAAATTATAATGTTGCTATGGGGCATCTTGCAGGAGATGCTATAACTTCAGGAATTAATAATACAGCAATCGGATATGAAGCTCTTTCTACTGCAACAGTTACTACTGGTCAAGATGAACATACAGCAGTTGGTTATCAAGCATTAAAAGATTGTAGTGGAGATAGAAACACAGCAGTAGGCACAAGTGCAATGAGTGGAGTAGATAACTCTGATAATTGTGTTGCTGTTGGATTTGAAGCACTCAAAACGGCTGATGGAACTGCTACCACTTCTGCTATAGATGGTACAGTTGCTGTAGGTTATCAATCACTTACAGCATTGACTTCTGGAGCCGCTAACGTAGCAATTGGTGCTAGCACAGGAGATGGACTTACGGATGGTGGAAATAATGTTTTAATAGGGCATAATGCAAATTCTGCTGGTGGAGCAAGTGCAAGTCAAAATATTGGAATTGGTGTTAATGCTCTTTTAAATGCAGAGGGAAGTAATAACGTAGCTGTTGGATATGCTTCAGGCGATGTAATTACTACGGGAAGTCAAAATATTTTAATTGGAAGAAGTACAGACCCATCTGCTAATAGTGGAGCAAATCAAGTTGTAATAGGATATAACGCAACAGGAGTAAAAGATGATTCAGTAGTTCTTGGTAATAGTTCTGTAACTGATGTTTATATGGCAGAAGATAGTGGTGCTACAGTTCATGCTGATTATGTACTGTCTCAAGGCACTACAAATCATGTAGTAAATACAATGTCTTCTCCTTATATAAAATTTGATGGTACTAATGATTATGTAGAAATAGCAGATAATGACAAGCTTCATTTTGAATACGCTATGTCTGCTTCTTTGTGGTTTAGATGTAGGCATTCTACTATT